GGGTTGTTGATGCAATAGGTAGGGCGCTCTACAATGCACAGCCTAAATGGTATAAGTACGGAGGGGAGGCAAAGTATTATTCCTATTGTATCAAACCTAGTAAGAGTATAGCTGTCGTTGTTGAGGATGTTGTGTCAGCAACAGTTATTGGTGAGAACTTAATAGGTGTTACAGGTGTAGCGCTGTTGGGTACAAGCTTGTTGAAAGAGCATAAAGATTATATCGATACCTTTGACAAAGTTATTGTGGCTCTTGATCCTGACGCTCTTGGTAAAACTATTCATTATACTAAAGAGTTAAAAAGTTACTGTGATCCATCAGAAGTTTATGGACTACAGATAGAAGATGATTTAAAATACAAACGTCAAAAAGATTTTGATAAACTGAGGGAGATGATAGATGGATAATGAGTGTCTAGACTGTGGTATTTTATTAGAAGTTGGTGTGAATTGGAATCCAAAAACACGCAACCGTAGGTGTAAGTCTTGCTATTCAATATTAATCAAAAAGCATAATACTAAAAATAATCCTAAGACTAATACTTTAAACAACCCTTTAAAGATGTATGTCAATGGTAAGTACATATCAAGAAAGCACCCACTCTATAAACCAGGAAATTATAAATCGTTTAACGATGCTGCATTTTCTTCTTTGGTTAATTATGTACTGTCAACAGAGGGAGAAGTTTACGTACTGAAGAACCCTGCTTGGCAGAATTGGTACAAGATAGGTAAGGCTATAGAATCTAAAGACAGATGTAATGGCTACCAAACAGGCAGTCCTCACAGGGATTACGAGTTAGTTACCTATAAAAAGTTTAAGCACAGAGGTGTGGCAGAAAAGATGGCACACTCTTTAGCTGAGGGTTTAAGTCGTAAGAGAGCTAACGAATGGTTTTACATAGAGAATTTAGGCAAAGAGGATTTTGACAAGATGTTGAATCTTATTGATGGATTAATAGAGGAGAAGATAGAGAATGATAGAACTAGCGCTAATTAGGAGCTTGATGCAGAAAGACTTTTATGAAGATCATAAGGGCAGTAAATGTCCTGACAGGCTCTTCAGTAAAGATGTACGCAAGATTAAGAATACTTTGGATGAGGCTATGGGTAAGCACGAGAGGAACTTATCCCTAACAGAGCTACAGGCTTTGTTCTTCTCTGACAACGGCACTATGACCTCAGCGAACAAGGCATCCTTTGAGGTGTTGTTTAGTAAGTTGTCCAAAGAAGAGCCAATGAATAACGATATAGCCAAGGAAGTTTTGTCTAAGTTGTTTCAGCAGATGGTTGGGGAGGAGGTAGCCAACATAGGATTTGACTATGTGAATGGCACAAAGAATAATCTTGAGCCTCTTAGAAACATACTTGACAACTACCAAGATGACTTCACGCCTAGCTTTAGGTTTCAGGGAGACGACATATCTTTCAACACATTAGTTGATCACCTCAACTTAAAGTTTCAATGGAAGTTTAATATACCCTCGTTGTGTAGACGAGTGGAGGGTCTGAGTGGTGGTCACTTTGTTATCGTGGGTGCTAGACCCAATACAGGGAAGACATCCTTCCACGCTAGTATTATAGCCTCTGAGGGTGGCTTTATAGATCAGGGTGCAAAGTGTGTGGTCTTGTGTAATGAGGAGGCATACAAGCGTGTTGGTCTGCGATACCTGTACTGTAAGTCTAACATGTCTAGCGATCAGGTGTTGGAGAACAGGAAGTTGGCACTAGAAAGATATGATCCTCTGAGAAACCTGCTGTCTATAAAAGATGCTACGGATAAGAATATGGATTATGTTGAACAGCTTGCCAAAAGTATAAACCCTGACATCATCGTGCTTGATATGGGCGATAAGTTTGCAACAGCAGGGTCGGAGAGATCAGACATATACCTCAAAGAGGCGGCAATCCACGCAAGAAACATTGCCAAGAAGTATAATTGCGTTATCATTTGGATGTCCCAACTATCAGCAGAGGCTGAGGGTAAGATAAATGTTAATCAATCTATGCTTGAGGGAAGTAAGACAGGTAAGGCAGCAGAGGCAGATTTGATGTTATTAATTAGTAAGAATCCTGACATTGAAGGACAGGACAGTAACGATCCTCAGCGTCACATTCGATTGGCTAAGAACAAGTTAACAGGGTGGCATGGTGCTGTCCATGTTGAGTTAGATGTAGAAACAGGGAGGTATTCAGCATGAAGATAATACTTGATGTAGAAAATAGAACGACTAAACGAGATGGTAAGTTACACCTTGATCCCTTTGAACCTGACAACTCTTTGACACTTGTGGGTATCATGGATCACCTTAAGGAGGAGGAGAGAACGGTTTTTGTATTTGATCACAATGAGAAGACCATTGAGGACGATGATGCACAGGCAAGACTACAAAGGGTGCTTGATAATACCACACTACTGATAGGTCACAACCTACAGTATGACTTACAATGGTTGTGGGCATGTGGATTTAAGTATGATGGTCAAATATTTGACACAATGCTTGGTGATTACATACTACAGCGTGGTCAGAAGGGTTCTGTTAGCCTAGAAAACTGTGCGTTACGCTATGATTTAGACATGAAGAAGTCTGATACACTAAAAGATTACTTCAGAAGAGGGTTTCAGACAGACGAGATACCACTAGAGGAGCTATCGATGTACCTTGAGCAGGATTTAAAGGTCACTAGGTCTTTATATTGGCGCTTACTAGATGAATATAACAAGCCTGAGTCGGAATCTTTGGTGCATGTAAGGGATACTACTAATAAAGTTTGCAAAACTCTGACAAAGATCTATATGAATGGGTTCAGTATAGACAAAGTAGCACTGAAAGATGTGCGAAAACAGTTTGAGGACGAACTATTGCAGATAGAAAATAGGTTAAACGCAAAAGTCAAGAGCTTAATGGGTGATACTCCTATAAATCTTAACTCTCCTGAGCAGGTTAGTCAGGTAATTTATTCTAGAATACTGTATGACAAGAAGAAATGGGCAATTGTCTTTGATAATGTGGAGGACAAAGAAGAATTTAAACAGACTGTCAAGGACAATAGTGCTATGATGGTCAAAACAAAAGCTAGTGTGTGTCAAACTTGCAACGGAAGGGGCAGGATATACAAGACTAAGAAGGACGGAACACGTTTTGCCAAGCCAAATCGATGCACATCCTGTGATACGAGAGGGTACAAGCTCACCAAGCTAAAACAAATGGCAGGTCTAGGGTTCTTCCCTCCCTCAAAAGCGTGGCTCAGTGCTAATGGGTTCTCTACAAGTAAGGGAAACCTTGAACAGCTTATCAATATAGCCAAGTCAAAAGACATGACAGAGGCAGAGGCATTTTTGACAGACCTAAAAAGACAAAGCGCTGTGTCAAGCTATCTCTCAGCCTTTGTTGATGGCATAGAACACTACACAAAAGAGGATGGCATGCTCCACGTTAGTCTTACACAACATGTCACAGCTACAGGACGTTTCAGTGGACGCAATCCTAACATGCAGAATATGCCTAGAGGTGGTACATTCCCTGTTAAGAAAGTGTTTGTGTCACGTTGGAGTGGTGGTGCGTTTGGTATGAAGGGCAAAATACTAGAGGCAGACTTTGCACAGCTAGAATTTAGAGTTGCAGCATTATTATCTCAGGACAAAGTGGCGATGGAAGAGGTGTCCACAGGATTCGATGTTCACTCCTACACGGCAAAGATCATCACTGAGGCAGGGCAACCTACGTCTAGGCAAGAAGCTAAGGCACATACCTTTGCGCCCCTCTACGGAGCTACAGGGTTCGGTAGAACGAAAGCTGAGGCAGAGTATTACACACACTTTATGGATAAGTACAGAGGCATAGCCAAGTGGCACAAGAAACTAGGAGACGAGGCTATCAACCTTGGCAGAATAAAGATACCATCAGGTAGGCAGTATGCTTTTCCTGACGTAGAGAGAAGGGCAAGTGGAACTCCAACACACTTTACCATGATTAAGAACTATCCTGTACAAGGCTTTGCTACAGCAGATATAGTTCCTATTGTATTGTTGGAGATTGAGACTAGATTAAAGGGTTACAAGAGTATGTTAGTAAACAGTGTGCATGACTCTGTGGTCTTGGATGTCCACCCTTTAGAGGAGAAGGACGTTCTTAGGGTTATAGATGATGTGAATAAAAGTTTAAAAAGTATAGTGGAGTCTTACTATGACATCGATGTTAATGTTCCGTTATTACTTGAATCAAAAATAGGTAATAATTGGCTTGACGTTAAAGATGTAGTCTGATAATATTCGTTTTATAATTTAGGAGTAAAAACATATATGGAAAACGCATTAGACATAATTGGTAAATCCCCTGCCGACTTAGCAGAAATAATGGGGATGTCAAACGCACCTGCGAAAAGCACATCAGCTTTAGCAGAGATCAAACAAGTTCATCAGAACGTGATGGGTACAAAGGAAGTAGAGGGTGAGACTATGGAAGTAGCTATAGTCAAAGCAGGAGCTTTCTCTGTAACTTTCCCTGATGATACAATATATTACAGTGACAAGGTGACTATCCGTCCCTTCATGCAACGCTTTCAGTTTCAGCGCTACGATAAGCACTATCAGAAGCCTGATGGTGGCGAGGGCAGAATGTTGCGAACTGTAATGGCAACGTCTTTGAATGGCGATCTGAAGGACAACTACGGTACGTTTAACTGTGGTAGACCATCAGGTTATGTTAAGGACTTCAAAGCGTTACCACAAGAGACACAAGACCTGATGCGATCTATTGATAGGTTCAAGGTTGTATTTGGTCTGTGTAAACTCGACAAAGCTAAGGATGCCGATGGTAAACCTGTGGATGTTAAAGAGTTCCCTTTCTTGATGAGGATTAAGAACAGAGATAGCTTTAAGGCTATGACGGATATGTTCAATCAGATTCAGAGAAAGAACAGGCTTCCCATTCAGCACCTGTTACATCTTGGCTCAGAAGTAAAGAGTATACCTAGTGGCGCAACTTATGCTGTGTTGAAGCCTACGCTAGGTAAAGTAGTAGAGATTACCACTGATGACCAAGAGGTGTTGAATAACTTTGTTGAGTGGGTTGAGGCTATGAACTCAATAACAATCAGCAAGTGGGAGGAGCATCGTAGACCTGAGGAACTATCTGATCAGGAAGATGCTATAGCCTCCAACATTGTTGAGATTGAGGAGTAGCTTATGAACCATCCTGCAGAAGTGGCGATTCATTCTTTCCTACAAAACGTCATGCTAGGTAAGGCTAGTATGGATAAGGCTGTTGTTGACCTCATAGCCAAGGATGTTAGTGAGGCAGTGAGTCGTCAATTCTCAGGGGAGAAGAGGAAGTTTAAACTTCGTATGTCTAACATTGGACGTAAGAAGTGTCAGCTATGGTTCGACAAGAACCGTCCTGATGAAAAGATTTCTGATTCTCCTTACTTTCTTATCAACATGATTCTTGGTGATATAATAGAAGCTGTGTTTAAAGGCTTACTAAGGGCGGCAGACGTAAAGTTTGATGACAGTGAGCAAGTTTCTTTACCAACAAAGGGGGGACATGTTGATGGGACTTATGACCTCGTGTTAAATGGGAAGGTTGATGATGTTAAGTCAGCCTCCCCTTGGGCATACGAAAACAAATTCATAGACTTTGAAACACTACAGAGCAAAGACAGCTTTGGGTATGTGTCACAACTCGTTGGCTACGCAAAAGCGAAAGGTGTTCCTGTCGGTGGATGGTGGGTTGTAAACAAGGCTAACGGAAACTTTAAATACGTCAGTGCTAATGATGTAGACACTGAAGGAGAGATGGAAAAGATACAAAGCACTATAGACTACATAAATAATGACGAGCCATTTGAGAGATGCTACGAGCCTGTAGCTGAAACGTATTATGGTAAACCTAGTGGCAATATGAAATTAGGCATTGAGTGTAGCTTCTGTTCTTACAGGGACAAGTGTTGGGATCTTCAGGTTCTTCCATCAAAAGTTTCTAAGTCGGCTAACCCACCGTTGATAAACTATGTAAAGTTAGCTGATGCCCAAGATACAATTTAGGAGCAAGTTTGAGGAGAGCGTAGCTAAAGAGTTGCGCCTCCTTAAGCAAAGGATTCGATATGAAAAAATGTCAATCAGATACGCAGTACAAATGTTTAGGCTCTACAAGCCTGACTTTGTTCTTAACAATGGTATTATTATTGAGGCGAAAGGGTGGTTCAAAGCCAAAGATAGGGTGAAGCATCTGCTAATACAGGAGCAGTATCCTGAGCTAGACATACGCTTTTTGTTTCAGAACGCATACAATGTAATTAACAAGGGATCAAAGACAAGATACTGCGATTGGTGTGATAAATATGGATTTAAATGGACAGATAAGGAGATACCTAAAAAATGGTTGACAGAAAAGAAGAAGCGAATACAACTAGGGACACTGAGCAAGTGGAAGTAGATAAAGTTAACAGCCCTCCACACTACAACAATGGTGGTATGGAGTGTATAGACTATATTCAACAGCAATTAGATGAACACTTTTCTTCCTACTGCCAGGGCAATGTGATAAAATATCTCCACAGATGGAGGTACAAGAACGGTGTTGAGGATTTAAGAAAAGCAGAGTGGTATTTAAAAGCCATGATCAGGGACGTAGAGAACAGGAGTATGATCGAATGAAGTTTAAGATTACAGCAGAGGTTGAGATAGATGATGAGTCTAGCCATCTACCTGTAACCTATGATTCAGCATCTAAGAAAAAAGAAGGCGAAAAAGTTATATCAGATATAATAAAAGATCTTCTCTATGATATGGACGACATTGAAATTAACAGCATAAAGGTAACAAAAATATGAACGATTATCAGAAATTTATAGCTATCTCTAGGTACGCTAGGTGGCTACCGAACGAAAACAGAAGAGAAACATGGGAAGAAACTGTTAACAGGTATGTTGACTTTATGTCGTTGAAGGTCAAGGGACACTTGCCTGTGCAACAGATAAAAGATGCTATAACTAATTTAGAAGTTATGCCCTCTATGAGAGCGTTAATGACAGCAGGTCTTGCGTTGGAGAGAGACAATACAGCAGGATACAACTGTAGCTACCTTCCTGTTGATGACCCAAAGTCTTTTGACGAGGCGATGTATATACTATTGTGTGGTACAGGTGTTGGGTTCTCTGTGGAGAGACAGTATGTCAATCAGCTACCTGAGATACCACAAACAATAGAGCAAGTAGATACCGTCATAGATGTACAAGACAGCAAAGAGGGATGGGCGAAAGCGTTACGCAAACTAATAGGACATCTCTATATGGGTGAGTCTCCACATTGGGATACGTCAAAGGTTAGACCTGCAGGTTCTAGACTACAAATCTTTGGTGGTAGAGCGTCAGGTCCTGCACCTTTAATTGATTTATTTAACTTTACTACATCCTTGTTTAAGCACAACGCAGGACGCAAATTGTCTAGCTACGATTGTCATAACTTAATGTGTAAGGTTGGAGAGGTTGTAGTGTCAGGTGGTGTTAGACGTTCTGCTATGATAAGCTTGTCTAATCTATCTGATGGACGTATGCGACACGCTAAGTCAGGGCAGTGGTGGGAGACAGCACCACAGATGGCACTCTCTAATAACTCTGTGTGTTACACGGACAAGCCTGATGGGGAAACATTCCTGAGAGAGTGGACAGCACTTGTGGAATCAAAGTCAGGAGAGCGTGGCATATTCAATAGAACATCTGCAAAGGAGCAAGCAAAGAAGTTTGGCAGAAGAGATCCTGACCATGAGTTTGGTACTAACCCTTGCAGTGAAATAATACTTAGACCCTATCAGTTCTGTAACTTGACGGAAGTAGTAATACGAGAGAAAGATAAGTTTGAAGATCTGAAGAGGAAGGTAATGCTTGCGACTATACTTGGTACAGCACAGGCTACCTTAACTAAGTTCCCTTATCTTCGTAAGGTATGGAAGAACAACACTGAAG